AAAGTTTGGTTCGCTTTGTTATAATCTTGATCCAATGCCTGTTGAATCAATTCTCTTGCCATATCACTCATCTTCAATTTCTCCTTGATCATCCTGTGGTTCTTCATCAGGAATTTCTTGTTCAGGTGGTTCTTCATTATCTATTTCACCACCCTTTTCTTCATCTTCAATTTGCTTTTTCATTTCTTCTATATCTTCATCAGAAAGCATAAGGACGTTTTTCATTACCCATTCTTTAGAGTAATATTCACCAACATAGTTTGCTGCTTGGTCTAAAGTCTGTAATCTATTAGTTAATACTTCAGCATCACGAAGTTCTGCAAAATGATTATCTTTAACATAGTCAAGTGTGATATCATTTTTCCACTCTTCCCAATCTTCTTCTGTTATCAAACCCTTTAGAATTAATTGTTTTTTCAAGATACCGTAAAAAAGATGCGCAAAACGAGTACGGATTCTATCGATAAACTTTTGAAACTTTAATTCATCACGATTGATTTCTGTTGAACGACCGAGAATACCTGCTGCTTGATCTGGTTCTAATCTACTGATAGGAACATTTAATGAACGGTACATTCTCTTTTGGAAATATAAAATATCATCAATCTGACCTAAGTTTTCACCGCCAGGAAGTGTAGTGATTTCAGTACCACGACCACCTTCACGACGAGGCAACCAAAAATCTTCAAGCATTGACTGATGTTTACGATCATCACGAATTTCACCAGTTTGAGCATCGTAAACAAGTTTGTTACGATACTTCGCCATGATGTCTTTCATATACTGTTCTGACTTACCACGAGGCAAGTTACCGACATCAATATAAAAAATACGACGTTCTGGTGCACGTGATAAACGGTAGATGACCAAAGCATCTTCCATCATGCGCAGTTGGTTGATAGGTTTTAGTGCTTTATGTAAGTGTGATACAATTCTTTTACGATCTTCAGATAATAATCCTGATGTCACATAAGAAACTGAGTCATTTGTCATTTTAACGCCAGAAGTAGATTGTCCTGGTTTTTCTTGATAAATGAAAAACTCTTCTGTAGTATCTACGAGTTTCGCTCCAGTAACTGGATCTTTTTTGTATTTTACTTTTTTGACCTTGCGCATCTTAGCAGCATCGATAGGTCTGATTTCTTGAATTCCGTTTTTCGGGTTATCCTCATCTACAACAAGGTGGTGGTATAATCTTCCATCAACATACCAACGACGAAAGATATCGTGCCCCAATTCCTTGAAGTTTAACATAGAATAAATCGTATCAAATTCTTCTTTAATAAGTTTTTTGATTCTGTCTGGTGCTTTTACACTATCCATATTGATATCAAGATTTTGTTCTAGTTCACTTGAACTTACCGACTCATTGATAATATCCTCGATCGCAGCATCTACTTCAGGATGCATTGCGTTTCCACGATATTTCATTACCAACTGATAATTGTCTTTAGAGTCGTTTCCGTCCAGATTTAAATATTGTCCATAGTGCGAACCGCTGGCAGTAGTATAACTACCACCTTCATCATCACGTGCAGGGACGATAGAAGGACGTTGTTTTTCGTCTTCTTTTTTCTTTTTACGACTTATCTGAAAACCAAAGAGACTTAAACCCTCTGATCCTGATCCTGCTTCATCTGCCATTCTAATTCCTTCAAACGAGTTATGAGTGGCAAGGCATGCGTAAAACCCTGCCACTCATTGTTTATTTAGGTGGTTGTATCAGACTCATAATACTGATACGACCATGTGCAAGTGAAGTTCTCAATCGCATCATTTGAAGAGAAATCCAACGCAATTTCTGAAATATTTGCTGGATATGCCCCACGGAAGGTGTATGTTTTTAACACAGCACCTGACCGATCGAGTTGTTCTACTTTGAGATCTGCTTCATATGCGATAGGTGCTTCTAGACCTGTATTCGCACTATGAGCATTGATACCATTCATCCATCTTTCAAGTGCATTTCGTACTGCGAAATCAGTATCGTTTACAATGGTTGTTGTCCACTGATCAAACGTACGATCTCCTGCCATCTTCAACTGACGGCCACGAAACGGTACAACAATCTCACCCATCGCTGAGGAAGGCAAAGATGCCGCAGACACCATGAAAGATGTAAGTTCTGCGTCACCGTTTGCATAACCAGGATAGTTAATTGTTACTTGAAAGAGGTTAGGACGAGCACCGCCACCTCTTAGTTTTGCTTTAAAATCATCTACTCCGAGAATTGCCATTTTTTATCTCCCTACACCGTGCCTACGACTTCTTCGAAGTCAACACCAGTTCTAACTGCCACAAAGTTCAATGTGACGTAGTTAATCGACCGAGCAGGTTTAATGAAGATATTTGCAATAAACTCGTTACGATCAACGATCGCTGGAGTGTTATTAGTTTCGTCACATACTACACGGAAATCGGTAATACCGCGACGACCCTTTACTTCACGAAGCACTGGTTCTACAATGTTGACAAACTCAGCACGAGTGAACTCATCGTTGAATTCAAACATGACTTGCTCTGCTGCACGACCAATCGCACGCTCGAGTACCAAGAACAGGCGACGAACGTTGATACGGTCAAACGCAGATGGACGACCAAGTTTAGTCTTATCACCGAACAACAACACACCCTGACCAGGAATATTAGCAATAGGATTTACCCCTGCTTTATACAACGTATCACGCTGAGATTTTGTTGGTGAATATGAAATTGCAGTAATACCAAGATATTGACCGCGACGTGAACCTGCAGGGGAGAACCATGGAGCACGATTCAAATCGGTTGCTGCCATGATACCTGCTGTGGATGATGCCGCAGGAATATTGATATACTGATCATTGAACTTATCATAAATCTTCAGATAGTTACCATCTGTTACAAGATATGATGAGCTAGTGAATGAATTTGCTGTTGTGACAATATTATTTGTCATAGTTGCAGTATTTGTCAGATTAACAACATCTGAACGTGCAACCGATGCAGCAACAACACAGTCTTTACGAAGTGACTGAGCAGTTGTTACAAGATCGTTAACGACAGTTGTTTGTTTTTCTCTTGAAGGCATACCAGGAGCAATCAAGAAATCTACTTCTACAATATCCTTATCTTCAAAAAGATCGAATCCTGATAAGAATTCAGAAGTATCAAGTGCGTCTGAATTAGCACCTTTGTTGAACTTAAAGTTAGAAGCAGATGTAAGGTTAGTTGGATCAAAGTCATCACCGTTGTCAATGTTTGTTCCAGCTCCTGCTGTTACATAACTTGAGTCAAAACCGACCATCCAGACATAATCTGAACGATTATTGATAACGTCAATCGCATAGTTTGTTGTTCCATCGGTATTCTTAGCATTATTACCGACAGACATAAATGGATACCGTTCTAGAACCGCACCCCGTGTACCAGTGAATTCACCACCTGAGTCTACAACAACAAGGTGAATTTCGTCATTTGATGCACCGATATCTGAAGCGAATGTTGAAGTGCCAGGAACGGCATCAAATTCACTAGCATATGCCCAGTTTGTGAAGGCAGTTGCATCAGGTGGACAAATAGAAACTTTAAGACCGTTTCCAAGTTCTCCTGGATACTTTGCGATGAATGTATGACTTGCTGCTGCCAGCGTTGACTGCTGACTTAAGAAATCTGTTTCGTTTTTAACGACGGGAGTACCAAGACCACCGTCAGAATCTGTTGCGAGCTGCCCAGTAATTGAGCGAGCATTTAATGCATCTGTTGTCATTTCACGAACGACTTGGAGTGAACCTGAGTAGCGTAGGAAATAAGAAGCAGAATGCCAATCTATTGTGTTTGCTGAGTCTGGAGTAGCAAAGGTGTTAGCGAGAGTTGTCTCGTTGTCAATTAACACTCTTTGTTCGACAGGACCCCAACGAAAGTTCCCAACAATTGCGCCAGTAGTTGACTGAACGTTTGGAACGCCACCAGTCAGATCTATTTCTTTGACGACAACCGCTGGTGAAGCAGACGGTGTTGAAAGTGCCATTTTTATCTTCCTCTGTTAAATTATATGTTCCATAATACGATTTCAGTCAATTTACCTTTATTTATATAATTTAATATTCTTAGAAATCAGGGTTGTATATCTGCCTATCTGTGATAACGTCCGTTCCCCATTTGTTATTTTCAAATTCTTCTTCCTGTTCTATTTGATCTATGTAAGAAGAACCGTCATCTATAATACCAAATGGAACCATGTCATCTTCGATCTCTTGCATCTTTTGTTTAAAGATCATATCCTTTAGATTGATATCGGTCATATCGCTAAAATATTGAGTAGAAACAAAATAACCAAACATAACAAAGTTCATGACAAGGTCATCGTGATTACCGTCTGATGCTTCGTATGACTGACCCTTTGCTTCAAATGTAGATATTTCTAAAATCGTTTGCTCATCTACTACCTTTATTTTGTTATTTTCTATTAGATCTTTAAAGGCACTACAACCGAGTCTTTTAGTTTTTC